GAGATTGTGTGTCCTTTTTTCTTTTACAAGAACGCTATGGACATAACCAAGAGTGATTATTCTAAAATGGGTTTTATGATTTTGGAAAGTTTTACGGGTTTGAAGCATGCCTCTGATGCACCAGAGAATATCGACATACAGGTATTTGCGTGGGCAACAAACGTCCGTCTTGGTGTGCCAACTCATAAGAATGCCAGTGATATTGTACCGCAAGCTGATGAGTATACCAGCGGATCTGGACCTATTAGTAAGCCCGCTAGTATTGTTGCCAATATAGCGGCCAGATTGTCCAAAGCACCGTGGATCGGGCCTTATGCTAGGGCTACCGAAATAGGTGCTTCCGCAGTTGCTGCTATTGCATCTGTTTTTGGGTATAGTCGACCTGTGTTGTTAGATTCTTCACAGTATAGGCCTATAACCAAGGGATCCATAGCTGTTTGCAATATGCCTGATGATACTGCAAAACTTACTGTAGACGCGAAGCAGGAGCTTACGATAGATAGTCGTACAGTCGGTTTACAAGGTGGTGATGAATTAGATATTCATTACATAGCATCACGCCCTGCATACTTGACGCAATTCAATTGGCCAACCACTCTTGGCGAAGAGAATTTACTTTGGAATTGCGTAGTCACCCCATTGATGATTAGGGACAATCCGAATTCGAGTATTTCGTTGGCACCTATAGCAGTGGCCAGTTTGCCTTTTAAGAAATGGAGAGGATCTATTAAATTTCACTTCAAAGTGGTTGCATCTGCATTCCACAGAGGTAGAGTATCATTCACATATGATCCTACTTCTACTCGTCCTTTCAATAATTCGTTGGGAGAGTACAATACTGCTCAAACCATGGTTGTCGATTTGGCTGAAACTACGGAATTTGACTTCGTGGCTGGTTGGGGTCAGTCTACATCATATAGAGATGTGGGGGATCCAACAAATTCGGAAGATAATTTGTTCGACACTACACTTTTGTTTTATGATTCTTCCATTGATGACTATGGCAATGGTACTATATCTGTACGTGTTGCGACGCGTTTGGTGTCACCCGACAGTACCATTAACAATGATGCTACTATCTTGTGTT